AAGGGGGCAACATGCAATTTTGGTTTGCGGTCGTAGACGACCTAAAACTCTTGTGCTCACTGCGGCCGGCGGAGTGGAAGGTCTACATGGTCCTGCTCTCTGAGATCCGGGCCGGCAGAAATCCGACTCGAAAGCGCATCGCGCAGCTCGCCGGAGTAGACCGGCGCCATGTCGGTCAGGCTCTCCCAAAGCTGGTCCAGGCCGGGCTGGTACTCGCCGAGAAAAGCAGTCAGCGACGAGTGCAATTCTCATCGCCAGTGGGACACCAGCGTCCCACTCACGAAAGTGCGAGTGGGACACCAGCGTCTCACTCAGTGGGACACCAGCGTCCCACTCAGACGGTGCATATAAGGAATCAGAAGCTACAGAAGCTAGCTCGCGCGCGCGCGAAGGCCGACCAGCCGGCGGAATCGCCGAATCCAGCGATAGCGGCCGAGCTCGCCACTTCCGCTGATACCAGCTCGAGCGCGGACTTCCCGTTGGCGACGGCACTCCTCACCACTGAGGCCGCGAATCCAAAGCTGATCGCCCGCATCCTGGCGCTGCCGGCGCTCCAGGGCCTCGGTGATGCTCAAGTAGCATGGTGCCTCCGGGCGGCGCGCAAACCGCACCAGCAGGGGCCAGGGCTGTATCTCTTCACCCTGCCGGAGCTCGTGGCGAGACAACGGCTGGCGGCGGGAGAGAAGGCGCAAATGCCTATCGTATTCGAGCCAATCTGTAAAGCCTGCAACGATTTAGGCTTTGTCCCGGCCAATGGGGAGCCGCAGGAGGCCGGGGAAACGGTAGATGCGTACCTGGACCGGTGCCGGAAATGCGGGTGTGCGACGGCGGCAGGAATGGCCGAGAATGCGGCCACGTTGGCGCGTGTGGCGTCGGAAGGCGGCGGGAGGAATGTTACCAAGGGGGCGACACGGTGAGCCTTACTTCGATCGAATGGACCGACCGAACATGGAACCCGGTACGCGGCTGCTCTCGCGTGAGCGAGGGGTGCAGGAATTGCTATGCCGAGCGCATCGCGGCGCGCAACCTGCCCGGCATGGCTTCGCCTACGACCGGCCAGCCATTCGCGATCATGCGGGACGGTGAGCCGCACTGGACCGGGCGCGTGGAACTGATCGAGAGCAAGCTGACCGAGCCGCTGCACTGGCGCAAGCCCTGCCGGGTGTTCGTTAATTCGATGAGCGACTTGTTCCACGAGGCGTTGCCCGATGAGGCGATTGATCGGGTGTTCGCGGTCATGGCACTGACTCCGCATATCAATTATCAGGTGCTCACGAAGCGGGTGAAGCGGATGCGCAAATGGGCCTCGGTTGATTGTGACGGCTTGGTGGACATGCTCGATCCAGATGGTGGTACTGTTACATCTCTTTGGCCGCTCCCCAACGTCTGGCTGGGCGTCTCCGTCGAGGATCAGAGAAACAAAGACCGCATCGACCATTTGCGCCAGACTCCCGCCGCTATTCGCTTCCTCTCGCTGGAGCCGCTGCTGGAGGATCTCGGCACGCTGAACCTCGACGGGATTTACTGGGTCATCGTCGGCGGCGAGTCTGGCCCCGGCGCCCGTCCGATGCATCCCGATTGGGTGCGGAGTATCAGGGATCAGTGTGTTGCGGCGGTGGTGCCGTTCTTTTTCAAACAGTTTGGCGAGTGGGCTCCCTGTGACAACGTTGGCGCAATTAAACTGCACGCAGCTTGCCGGATGGTGAGCAGCGCAGGGCTCGACGTTACGCACGATATGAGCCAGTGGAAATCTGCCCAGGTCATGAAGCGTGCTGGCAAGAAAGCCGCCGGCCGCCTGCTCGATGGACGCGAGTGGAATGAGCTGCCGCGATGAACCGCATCCTAGCCGAGCAACGCCGCTGCCGCGACTACATCGCCGAGCATCCCGACGAGGACCACTCGCGCGGGGCCAGCCTGGGGCTTGCCGGATGGGTGATGGAGGAAGTACTTATGCGCTACGATGAATTAAAAAAACCCGCCTATGAAAATTGAGCACTGGCCACTCTCGAAGTTCAAACCATACAAAAACAATCCACGCGACAACGACGGCGCTGTCTCGAAAATGGTCGCGTCCATAACGGAGTTTGGTTTTGCCGTTCCGGTCCTGGCGCGCTCGAGCGGTGAAGTGATCGACGGGCACCTGCGGCTCAAGGCTGCGGTTGCGATGGAGTGGAAAGAGAAAGTGCCGGTTGTGCTGTGCGACGGCTGGAGCAAGGCGCAGGTGAAGGCATTCCGGCTGCTGGTCAATCGCTCGGTGACGTGGGCGGATTGGAACAAGGAATTGCTCGGGGCGGAACTGCTGGCGCTGAAGGAGATGAATTTCGATCTCAGCATGACGGGATTCGATGCGCCGGAGATTGATCGATTCACGCTTGGCGGTGTGGCCGGGGAGGATGACGTTCCGGATGTGCCAGCGGTTCCGGTGTCGCGGCTTGGTGACCTGTGGCTGATGGGAAAGCATCGGCTGGTCTGTGGTGACTCAACGGACGCGGCGACTGTGGCCTTGGTGTTGGGCGGGGTGAAGCCGCTACTCATGGTCACCGACCCGCCCTACGGAATCGAATTGGACTTGGAGTGGCGCGACCGCGCCGGCCTGAACGGCTGTGGACCTGCGGAAGCCAGCTACATGAAGCGCCGCACCGAAGGCCACAACGAAACGACGATCTCCGGTGACACCCGTGCTGACTGGTCGGAAGCGTTCGCGCTGGTGCCGAGCCTCGAGGTGGCATACGTATGGCACGCGTCGAAGTTCACCCGCGAGGTTCTCGACGGTCTCTTGCGGATCGGGTTCCTACACCACCAGCAGATCATCTGGAACAAGGGCCGGGCCGTCTTAACGCGCACGCCGTATTGGTTCGCGCACGAGCCGTGTTGGTTTGTTCGAAAGAAGAACGCTCCGTGGTACGGCAAACCCGGCGAGAACTCGACGGTCTGGGACTCGCCATCGCCCAAGTTCATCATGGGAGGTTCGGACGAGGAGAAGTTCGACCATCCCACGCAGAAGCCTGTCGAGTTGATGCGGCGGCCAATCCTGAACCACACCAAGCGTGGCGAACTGGTCTACGAGCCGTTTCTGGGCAGCGGCACCACGCTGATCGCTGCGGAGAACACGGAGCGCGCGTGTTATGGAATTGAGATTGAACCAAAGTACGTTGACGTCATCGTGCAGCGCTGGCAGAAACTTACCGGCAAAGAAGCCTCCACAGAGCACGGACAAACATTTGACTCTGTTGCGCAAGAGCGCGGCGTTGTCCTAGCCTGAAGATGTGCCACTCAAGAAAGCGAAACGACCGCGAGGCCACCCGCCATACAAACCCACCCCTGAGAATCGAGCGATGGTCGAAACGATGGCGGCCGCCGGCGTGCCGCAGGAAGTCATCGGCCAATGTCTGAATCCTCCGCTGCTCTGTCCGAAGCACCTGCGAAAGCATTTCAGAAAAGAGCTTGACACCAGCTCCACGCTCGCCAACGCCTCAGTTGCGCGGCGGGCATACCAGATGGCGCTCTCGTCAGACAATCCCGCATGGGCAATATTCTGGCTCAAGTGCCGCGCCGGATGGAAAGAGCGGCAGGAGATCCAGCACACCGGGCCAGACGGTGGCGCGAATGTGGTGACGGTGGTCTACGCGGAGAAACCGCCGCAGTCCTGACACCCCGTGCCGACCGTCACACTCCCGCGCCCGCACGTCAAGCAACAAGCCGTGATCGCCGCGGCCAAGCGGTTTAACGTCCTGTGCTGCGGCCGGCGGTGGGGCAAGACCATGCTCGGCATGGATCGGATCATCCAGCCGGCGCTCCACGGCCAGCCCTGCGCCTGGTTCGCCCCGCATTACAAGCTCGCGGCTCCGGCCTGGCGCGAGCTCCAGAATCTCATGCAGCCAGTCACGGCTCACGTGAGCCAGCAGGAGCGGCGCCTCTCCTTGATCGGTGGCGGATCAATCGAGGTGTGGTCCCTGGATTCTCCCGATGCCGGGCGCGGGCGGGCCTATGCCTGTGTTGTGGTCGATGAGGCGGCGCTGATCCAGAATCTTGAGCACGCCTGGCAGGAAAGCATCAGACCGCAGTTGACCGACTACCGGGGCGCGGCGTGGTTCCTCTCGACGCCGAAGGGGACCGCGAATTATTTTCACACGCTTTACCGGCGCGGGGACACAGAACCGGATTGGGCGAGCTGGCAAATGCCGACGTCGAGCAATCCGTATATGCACCAGAGCGAGATCGACGCGGCGCGCCTGGACCTGACGGACCTGGCTTTTGCTCAGGAATACGCAGCGGAATTCGTCTCCTGGGCCGGCGCTGTATTCCGGCGGATCACCGATTGCATTGGCGTCGAGCAGCCAGAGCACGTGCCGGCGCAAATCATCGGCGTGGACTGGGGCAGGACGAACGACTACACCGTGTTCACAGCGCTCTCGAAAGAGGGATATGTGCTGGAGATAGACCGATTCCGTG